AACCAAGCAACGGTATTACTTCAGCAGTCAGGATTTATTGGAACTGATTTACCAGAACCGGTATATCCAGCGAAAGGAGGTGATAATAATGGCAACAATTAATGTAAAAGGCCCAGTAGTTGATAATGACACTGGGGACTTTATGGACTACTTTGAAATGCAAAATGTATGCCCTAAAAAAGTTAGCGATGCACTTTCTAATTTAACTAATGGTGAACAAGTTGATGTTCAAATTGCAAGCGACGGTGGAGACGTATTTGCCGCAAGCGAAATATACACAATGTTAAGAAATGCTCAACAGAATAATTCAGTAACTGCAAATATTGAAGGACTGGCCGCAAGTGCCGCTTCAGTAATTGCTATGGCATGTAGCACCATTAACATGTCACCATCTGCTCAAATGATGATTCATAAAGCTAGTGTTGGAAGTATGTCAGGAAATGCGGATGACTTAGAACAAGTTATGAATTCTTTAAATTCTACTGATCAAATGATTGTTAGTTTATATTCAGAACGAACTGGATTAGACGATTCAACCATTCTGCAGATGATGTCTAATACAACATTTATGAATGCTAAGGAAGCCAAAGATAAAGGATTCTGTGACAACATTATGACCTTTGCCGATTCGCAAAAGCAGCCCGTATTTAGTAATTCATTAGCAGCAGTTCCAACACAACTTGGATTAGCAAGATTTAAAGAAATATTAAAAGCTGGCGACTTACAGCCAAAAGAAAACAAAGCTCAAAAGCCAACTTCTCAATCAAACGAGAAGCCAACTTCTCAATCAAACGAGAAGCCAACTTCTCAATCAAACGAGAAGCTGGCTATTTTATTAAATAAATTTAATTTAACTAAGGAGAACTTTAATGCAAAAAATCAATGACCTAAACACCGCTTGGATTTCAAGAGGACAACAAGTTAGTGACCTTGCGGACAAAATGCAAGCAGCAGCTTTAAATGACGAATTTAGTAAGGAAGATTACGAAAAGTTATCAAATGAATATGATCAAGCAGTTGCACAACGTGACGCTGCTAAACATTCTTTAGATATTGCACGAGCAAATCAAAAACCAGCTAATACTGAAATTGATGATAAAGGAGATAATCCTAAACCAGTTAACACAAAAATTAACACAAACAAAAATAAATTAACTTTTGCCAACAAGTTTGTTGGAATGATGAAGGGCGATCCTAAAATCGTAGATGAAATGACTTCATCGACTGATGTAAATGGTAACCAAATTGGATTAACTATTCCACTCGATCAACAAACAGCTATTCATCAATTAGTTCGTCAATATCAATCACTAGAACCCTTTGTAAATGTTGAAGCTGTTTCAACAATCTCTGGTAGCCGTGTGTGGGAAAAATTCCAAGATATTACACCATTAGCTAACCTTGATGATGAAACTGCTGAAATTGGAAGTAACGACGATCCAGCATTAACTCTCGTCAAGTACCAAATTCACCGTTACGCTGGCATTTCAACAATTACTAATACACTACTTCAAGATAGTGCTGAGAATTTGATGGCTTACTTGAATAACTGGATTGCTCGAAAAGTCGTTGTTACTCGCAACCAAAAGATTCTGGAAGCTGTTGGTAATCAATCAAAGAAACCAACTATTTCTAAATTTGATGATGTTATCCACACTCTTAACACGTCATTAGATCCAGCAATTGCTGCTACTTCAACAATCTTTACTAATGTTTCTGGTTTTGATGTTCTTTCTCAAGTTAAAGACGCTAAAGGTCGTTACTTAATTCAACCAGATGTTACTGATCCATCTAAAAAGCAAATCAATGGTACTCCTGTTGTTGTTGTTTCAGACCGTTGGTTACCTGATAATGCTGGTTCACATCCATTTATTTTCGGAGATTTAACACAAGGTGTTACTTTGTTTGACCGTGAACAAATGAGCTTACTCTCAACTAATGTTGGAGCTGGTGCTTTTGAAAATGATACTAATAAAGTACGTGTTATTGATCGTTTTGATGTTGAAATTGCTGATGATGGTGCTTTTGTCAACGGTTCATTTAAAGACATTCCTGACCAAGTACCAACTGCTCCAACTGCACCAACTGCTTCAACTACAGGAACTGGTAAATAGTCATGCTTTTGTTGAATACCGATGAAGACCTTAACAGTCTTAAAGACACGTTGCGTATTCTAACTGATGAAGATGATTCGATTCTACGCAACTATCTAAATACAGCTGAAGTTTCTTTACAAACTGCAGTCGGTAAAGATTTTAATGGATTCTATTCAAATGATGATGTTAAAACGCTATACCGAACGGCATGTTATGCATTAGCTGGAACTCTTTATACTTACCGAGTTTCTGTTACTGATAGTGCCCAATATCCAGTAAACAGTACCTACGACAGTATTGTCGGTGCTTTACGGGGGATGTATTTGCAAGCGGAAAGTGAGGCAGAAAATGGCTAAACATTATTTGTACAGCGATTTTTCTTTGAAAGTTCAGTTTTATCAAGAAAATTCAGTTGATGATGAAAATACTGGGACTACAAACCGTGTGCCAGTAGAAAATTTTAAAGTGTGGGCCAAGCCACTCAAACGAACTCGCTTTCAAAACATCACTGCAATTGGTGCTAACTTGCAAGACACGGTAGATATCGTAGTTAAACACGATGACCGAATTGCTGAACAAATTTATGTTGGCTATGATAATAAGCTCTTTACAATTCTTTCTTATGTTCCTGATGATAGCTGGGGATTTGGCGGTTATGATACCTTGACGATTAAACAAATCCAAAAGGAGGCTTAGTTATGGGACTTGATGAACAAATGGCCGAAATGATGAGAAAAATCAATCGTGCTGTTCCAACAGCTGAAGCTAAAAAGCAGATAACAAAAGTTGGAGCTAATAAATTTGCGGACGTTTTACAAAAAAACACTCGTGCATCTCATTATCAAGACCGAAAATTGGGAAAGGTTAAGCATTTAGCCGATTCAATTAAAGTAGTTAACAAAGATCTCGATGGTGTTCAAAACGGTAATTCAACAGTTGGATTTGAAGATGCTTCTGATTCAGGAATTAACCATGGGAGAATTGCCCGCTTTTTGAACGATGGAACTTCTCATCATCTAAAAGGCGATCACTTTGTGGATAAAGCACGTGATGAAAGCAAAGACGAAGTTTTTCAAGCCATGGCCGACAAGTATCAGGAGGGCTTTAAGCGTGGATAACTTAGTAATGCCGGTAGTCGAAGCCAAACAACTAATTCAATCAGCTAAGTTCGATTGGATTGATAACATTTATCAAACATCAAACGAGCTTAGTCTAAAAGACAAAACCGGTCAAACGAGTGCAGTGCTGACGGAAGTAGAAAGCCAGCCGGCACGGATAGCCAACAATACATTTAAAGGCTGGACCTCAACAATTGAGGTTCAGCTTTTTTATAAGATTTTTAACCCCAACCAAAGTTTTAATTTGTTGCAAGCAGAAATCCAACTTGCCAAATTATTTATTCAAAACGGCTGGAACGTTCAAAGAAGTGAAGGACACGTAAATGATCCATTCACTAATCAAATTACTAAAACATTCTATTTTAGAAAAACAATTGGAGGAATTTAAATGGCTGAAAAACAATTATTAGCTTCTGTCCATGGTATTAGAAAAATTTACTTTGCCATCATGGATTCAGCTACTGGTGAAGTAATTACTGGTGCAAATGGAGTTAGCGATACAGGATTCACTTATGTTGATGGAGACGGTCAAGGTGCTACGTCAGCTGACATTTCAGAACTTGAAGAAAAAGGAACGAAGAAATACGCAAATAACCAAGTTAAACGTATTGCTCATGGTATTCCAGCTCCTGAAGTTGCTGTTGTTATGTTAGATATGCCACGTGAATTAATGTACAAATTGCTTGGTTATGTTAAATCGGGTAGTGGTTATGTTCCAAATACTAGTATTAAACCACACGTAGCAATGATTATTGAATCAGACACATACGATGGAAATAAAGCATATGAAGCTTTTGCCAATGGTGAAGTTATTATGCCAGCTATTAAACACGGAACAGATAACAATAACCAAACAGAATCAGATCCAACGTTAACTTATGATGCTTTGGCTCCAATTGACGATGCAACCTTTGTTGATGCAAATGGTAACCAATCAATTATTGGTTTCTACAATTCAGGTGATACTGATTTCACTGAAGAACAAATGTTCAGCGAAGTATTTAAAGGATGTACAACCGGTGGAACTACACCAAGTACAACCGGTGGAACTACACCAAGTACAACCGGTGGAACTACATCAAGTACAACCGGTGGAACTACATCAAGTACAACCGGTGTAACTACACCGAGCAAACCCTAGTGGTGTAACTATTACTGTTCATTATCAAGATGATGACGGGAATAGTATTCCAGGTCTAACAGATACTTCAGTTAGTGGTAAAAGCGGTGATGATTATACTATTCCTAATCCTTCCGTTGATGGGTACACGTATGAAAAAACAACTGTACCTTTAATTGGGAAACTATTGATTAGTCAAAGTGCAATCGTAACTTATAAGAAAAATAATTAAAAAACTTTAGTCGCCTAAGAAATAAACAGTACGTTAATTCGGGCGGCTTTTTTCTATGGAGGAATTATGTCCACAATTACATTTAGAACTAAAGAAATTGGATTAGATGAACCAATCAGATTAAAAGAAAATGGTGGGTTGCAAAACAAAACTAGAGAACTAGCTTTAAAAGTTACCGAATGGCAAACTAAAGCAACTAAAGCTGAACTTAAAGCATTAGATGATAACACTGATATCAAGATTGCTGAATTAACTAAGCAAGTTGACGAAGCTAAAGACGAAATTGAAAAACTAAAACTACAAAAAGAAGTTAAACGCCTAAAACTAAATAAAGAACTTAAAACTTTAGAAAGTACAGGTTCTGATTTAGATCAAGCCGATCAAATGAAAAAAGACTTCATTAATGGAATTGTTAAATTTCTTGAACTTGATGACAGACAATCGGAAGTTGTTAGAAATAAAAATATTGGCTATGAAGAAATCGGTCAATACATCGGTTACTTAAACAGTCGTTCCAATGGTATGAGTGACGAAGAATATGACAAAGCTATCAGTAAAGCTAAATTAGAGGAAAAGGTAAGCCCAAAAAAAGGTTAGAAAGTCTTCATAAACAAGAAGTTGCTTTAAAAAATGAAATTGAAGACTGGAATTATTTAAAAAAGCAGTTATTTCAAAATTATGGAATTTTACCTGATGATGTGGATAAACAAAATTACTTAAATCTTTTAGAAACGTTAAAAGCCCGTCCAAAAGATGAACGACCAATGGACGCAGCTGAAGCACAGAAGAAATTACAAAGCTTATTTTCATAAGAACGAAAGAAAGGAGGTACATAAATGTCTGGTATATCCTATACAATGGCAACTGAAATTGCTATTAATACGGTTAGTGCTCAACAAAGCATTAAAGGCCTTGACTCTGCCCTTGGGTCAGCAGTTAACTCAATGAAGGCTGGAATTGCTCAGGCTTCAAGCGTTGGTGATAGTTTAGGTGCTATGCAAGCTAAAGTTTCTGGGCTTGATCAAGTAATGACTCAACTTCAAAGCAAAATTGACGTTTTAAAAGATAAGCAAAGTGACTTAGACGTTAAAACAAAAGAAGGCGCTGAATCTTATCTAAAACTTCAAAAGCAGATTGAACAATCTGAAAATAGATTAGCTAGTTATTCAGCTCAACAAGATCGTGCTAAAGAATCAATGACTTATTATTCTAGTGGCTTAGCTGAATTACAGCGTGGTTATCAAACTACAATTGAAAAAACTGATGCTTATTCAAACCGTTTAAAAGCTGAAGGTGATGAATTAGGTGCCAATAAAGCTAAATTAAGTGGTTATAAAGAAGCACTTGCTAACCTAAATTCACAATATGATAAGCAAGCAGCAGAGCTTAAAAATAATGAGTCAAAGGTTAAAGAACTTTCTGCATCTTACTCGACCGCCAAAAGTAAGTTAGATGAAATGACTTCAGCGGGTCAAAAAAATTCTAATGAGTATAAAGATCAAGAAAACAAAGTTAATGACCTTAAACTTGCTTTAAATCGTGCAAATGAATCTCTTGACACCCAAAAAATCAGAATTGATAAAACTGGGACTAGCATTGCCGAAACCAAAACTAAAACTAATGAATTAAGTGAAGCTGTTGGAAAAGAAGCTCCGCAAGGATTTTTTAAATCAATGATGAACGGTTTTAAAAAGACCAGTGATCAGAGTGATGAAACCAAAAGCAAAGTTGGTGGAATGATGTCTTTCTTTGCTGGTGGTGCATTATTGAATGGTGTTACAGCAGTAACTTCAAAGCTTCAAGAACAGGTTAAGGCAGGATACGATGATGCTAAGGCTGCCGAAACTTTTTCGGATAAGTTCAAAAATATGGGTGCAAGTACTAAAGAAATTGATTTACTTGGCACCTCAATTAAGCAAATTAAAGAGAATTCTAATCTTTCTGGTGGGGCGGTTACAGCATTAACGCAGAAATTCTATGGAATGAGCGGAAATGTTAAACAAACACAAGACCTTACTAAAGGTGTTGGATCATTGTCAGATGCTTTGCATTTGAGTCAACAGCAGTCAGATGCATTTGCTGGTGGTCTTAATAAGATTGAGTCTAGTGGAAAAGTTACTTCTCTTTCTCTCGGAAGGCTTGAAAAACAAGCTCCAGGGTTAAGTTCAGTGATGGCTAAATCAGCTGGAATGAGTAAGAAAGCATTTCAAGATTTAGTTGGATCTGGAAAGATGACTGCTAAACAATTTAACGATATGTTAACAAAGGCTGGTGGGAATTTTGACACTAATGCTAAGAAATTTAATTCAACAACTGACGGTGCAACTCATCATATGCAAACAGCGTGGGCTGATACTCGTAAGGCTTTAATGAAGCCTTTAGTCCAAGTTTCTAGTACTGGCTTAAGCGAATTAACAAAGGTATTAGATAGTAAAGAAACTCAAAATGCAGCTACGCAATTAGGTAGTGCAATTGGACATATAGCTAATGCTTCTGCACAGGTTATAAAGGTTATTTCAGGAAGTATGGGTAATATATTGTCAATTATAGGTAGCCTTACTAAAATTGTTGGACTTTTAGCAAGTGGAGTATGGGATACTTTTTCTGGTATTGGGAAGGATATTGCTAATGTATTTGAAAGTATTTTTGGGAAATCAAAAAAGGCTTTTGATCCACTTAAATTAGTTGCTGGAGCATTACAGGAAATTGGGAAACACCAAAATATGGTAAAAGCAGTTGGTGCAGCAATTGGTGGAATAGTTGCACCAATACTAGCTGTAAAGGGTGCTATGATGGCTTGGAATGCAGCTATTCAAATAGTTCAAGGTGCACAGAAAGCTCTTAATGTTGTTATGAATGCTAATCCATTTGGTATTGTTATACTTGCAATTACAGCAGTAACTGCTGGGTTAATTGAACTTTACAACCATAGTAAAACTGCTAGAGATATTATGAACGCTATTGGTAAGACTACTAAAGATGTATTTAATAGTTTGGTAAAAGGTGCTGGTAGTGCAATTGGAAATATCACTAAAACATTTGGCCAATTTTTTAGTGGGATTGGTAAATTGTTAGGTCAAGCTACTAAAGCATTTGGAAGTTTTATTGGTGGTGTAGTTAATTTATTTAAAAATAATTGGAAACAGATTGGTCTATTTATTCTTAATCCATTTGCTGGTATTTCAGCAATGCTTTATAAAAACGTTAAACCATTTCGAGATTTTGTTAATACTGTTCGAGATGTTATTTTTAAAGGATTTGGAGCAATTGGAAACTTCTTTGGTAGTTTCTGGAACGGCGTAAAAAATGTGTTCAATACATCATTAGGGTTCATTACTAAAAACTGGTCTAGCGGTTGGAATAGTTTGAAAAACATTGTTACTTCTATTTTTGGTGGTATTTCAAATTTCTTTGGTGGTGTATGGAATGGAATTAAGAATCTATTTAGTAGTTCACTTAATTTTGTTGCTAAAATTTGGTCTGCTGAATGGAATGGTATTTCAAATGTAGGGAAATCAATTTGGAATGGAATCAATGGATTTTTAGGTGGTTTCTGGAACGGTATTAAATCAATGTTTAATAGTTCGTTAAACTTCATTTTGAACATTTGGAACAATGTTTGGAATACTGTTGCTAACGTCGGAAAAGGAATTTGGAATGGTATTACTAATTTCTTAGGTGGATTTTGGAACGGAATAAAAAATACTTTCACAAGCGCACTTAATGTAGTTACGAATGTTTGGGGTAGTTCTTGGACCACTGTTTCTAATGTTGGTAAAGGGATTTGGAATGGTATCACTAATGTATTTAATGGTTTCGTTGGTGGCATTAAAAACATCTGGAATGATGTAACTAGTTTTGTCGGCAGAATGTGGTCTGATATGTGGAATGGAGTAATTAATGCTGCTAAAAGCGCAGTAAGCACGGTTGGCCATGTTGTAGCTGAAATTGCTAATGGTGTTATTAGGCCAATTGATTCAATGCTTGGTAAATTAAAAGACGGTATTAACTGGATTTTAGACAAAGTCGGAGCACACAAAATTGATGGCTTTCATATTCCTTTAGTCAGTTATGCTAATGGTACTAAAGATACACACCAAGGCGGACTAGCTATTGTTAACGATGCGCCAGGAAGCAATTTCCGTGAAATGTATCAATTACCAAATGGACAAGTTGGGATGTTCCCGAATAAAAGAAATATGATTATTCCATTGCCAAAAGGGACTTCAGTTCTCGATGGTGAACGTTCTGCTTCAATGGCGAAAATGATGGGCCTACCTGCTTATAAGAATGGTATTGGTGATTTCTTTGGTGGACTTTGGAACGGAGCTAAAGATATTTTTAGTGACGTTGAAAATATCTTAAAGAATCCAGCTAAGTTCATGGAATCAACATTCAGTCACTTCTTAGGTGGATTCAGTTCAAACATTAAATTAGCAAGTAGTATTATTACTAGCTTCCCTAAGAAACTAGCTGCTGAATCTATAAACTGGGTAAAGAAACAATTTGAAAGTATGGAAGCTCCAGCTGGTTCTGGTCCAGCTGGTTCTGGTGCAGCTCGTTGGCGTCCTTACATCGTTCGAGCATTTAAGCAATTAGGCGTAGCTCCTGCTGATTGGAAGGTTGCTAAGCTACTTAGGCAAATTCAGACTGAATCTGGCGGTAATCCTCGTATAATGCAACAAATTCATGATGTTAACTCTGGCGGTAATGAATCCCGTGGGTTACTTCAATTTTCTGGTTCAACTTGGGCTGCCGATGCTTTACCTGGTCACACTGACTGGAAAAATGGTTACGACGAAATCTTAGCCGCAATCCACGTCTTGGAGCGTGGTGGTGAAGGTGGCTGGGGCGGCGTTGGTAATGGTCACGGATGGGAAAACGGTGGATTTCTTAATCATCATCAAATGATTGAAGTTGGCGAACACAACATGAATGAAGTTGTGATTCCATTAGATTCTTCTAAGCGTAGCCGGACAACCGAATTAATGCACCAAGTCTTGGATATGTTAGCTGGAAATTCAGATGTAAATCTTGATACTAAATTTAACAGTAAACAAGATGATAAAGTAGCAGCCTTAATTAATGAAGTTAGTGAGTTAAAAGATACTGTTAAAGATTTAGTTAATTTACAGATTGAAACAATTAAAGCTCAAAACGGAACTACTAATGCAGTTATTAATACCGCTCAAACTCCACAAGATAGATATAAGCAAGACGCCCAAAATGGTCAATTACTTGGATATCAACAACTTAATGGAGGTATTGCATAATGAAGCCTAAAATTTGGATATCAATTGATGCACAACCAGAAATAGACTTAACTGAGTTATTTCCTTTTGTAAAATTCGATGGGATTGACAATAATAGTCCAGTATTAACTAATAGTTATCAAGATAGCAATGTTAGCGATGGAAATATATTTAACTATGGTAACTTTGGTAAAAATACAGTTAACGTTAATTTAGACATGAATTTTGGAACTTACTACGATTACCAGGCTAAACGTCAACAGCTTTATGACTTCTTTATGCAAAAGAAACTTTTTAGAATTAGAACAGATGCTGATCCAATGTTTGTTTATTTCTTGCGTCCGGTCGGCTTTGATATTAAGCCATTTCAAGAAGGCGGATGGGATTGTTTTATTAATATTCCTTTTGAAAATCCAAGTGGATATAAATTTAGTCGCTATGATTCACTTAATCAATTAGATTTGTGGGATGATTTTCCACTTGGTTGGGATATTCCAGTAGTTGATAAAGAAGATTTTCATATCATTAAACAACCAGATTTTGATTTAATCAACCCAAGCTCTATTCCAATAGATCCATATTTACAGAAATGTGATTTTAAAATAGTGATTAGTTATGTAGGTTCAAGAATATCAATTATTAATACTGACAATGATAGCGTGTTTACTTTCACTGGCGAAAACAATTTCAATCGAACGATTGTTCTTGATGGTGTTAATGCTTATGAAAATGAAAATAATGTAAATGACAACACTAATTTTGGCTATATTAAATTAGAAAAAGGCATTAATCATATTAGTGTACGTGGCTGTGAAAAATTTGATATTAAGTTTGTGTTCCCATTTATTTATGTTTAGGGGGTGTTTATGTGGTATTTAGTACCAAAGCTGATCTAGTTGCAAATCGACCGTTATCTGAAAAAATGTTAATCAATTCTTGGAAGTATCGTAAATATTTTGAAAAATCAATAGCTGCAATGAGTAAAGTTGGATTTAAATATGTAAATATTGGGACTTGGTTTTATTTAACAAAAAGCGATGGTGATCCAATTTTTGACAATGAAATCGAAAAAACACAAGTTGCTTTGGATATTTGTAAAAAATATGGAATGAAGCCAATGATAAATTTTAATGGCCAAAACAATGGATATTTGAACACTGAAACATGGTGCAATTTCAACCAAAATCAACTTGAACAAATTAAACAATATTTTAGTAAATTTGTTCAAACGTTTTCTAATCAAGGAATTATTTGGGCTAATCTTAATGAACCAGATAATGTTTTTTGGGCACCTTTCAATGAAAGACACAATCCAAGAGTAATTAGTTCATGGGTAAATTTTTCGAAATGGTTTATTGATGAAACTTTCGAATTTGATAAAAATCCTTTGAATGTTCCTTATTCTTGTATAACAAGTGTTGCTGACGAGGGGTCAGATATCACACGTCAAGCTATTCGACAAGGTCTTTTTAGAAGAGCTTTAGGTGGCATTTCTCATCCTTATGTTTATCACAATCATAATAATGGACAGCCAGAAATCATGCTTGAATTACATGAAGGAACAGTAGCTGGTCTTCCATTAGTATCTAATGAATATGGATATTCAAGAGATACTTCAAGTGGTGACCATAATCAAGGATATTTCAGTATGGCAGAAGCTGCTAAATATACAGCCCGTCAAACTATCATTCAAGATTATTTAGGTTTTTCAATCATTGGAATTTATTGCGATTTGGGTGATAGTTATTCAATCGAAAACGATGATTGTAGTTTGAATTTGGTTGGTAAAATGACTATGGACCTAGTCAATGAATTAAATGGATATACTATTCAAGAAAAGATTGAAGTTGACTCTCATGATAACGTTTATGATGACATCTACGCATTCAGATATAGTAAAGACAATTGTGTTGATAAAATCGTTTATTGGGCACCTGAAAAAGTTGGCCTACGTCAATTATCTGTAAATAATAAGATTATTAAATTAAACATTACTGATTATCCACAGGTAGTTGATTATGATGGAGTACCCAATCCCAAAGAATATTTTCTACCAATTAAATCAAATACATCACTTGGAACTGAGGTGATGTATTAGTGGACACAGAAATGATTTTTAAAGGAAATTTTCCAAATGAAAAAGATAGAGCTACTATTGAACGTTCAAGCGTTATAGCTAGCTCTTTTTATATACAATGGGAAGAAAATTCAACTTATCAAATACAATTTGTAATGCTAGATTACGGGACTGAAGCATATAATCTTCTGACTCCAAGTTCAATAATTACTTTTCAAGGACAACAATTTTTAGTCAATTCAGCAGTTGAAGATCACCCAATTGGTCGAGCTAATAAGACTGTGGTTGCTACTCACATATTCAACGAATGCCAATGGTTTAGGCAAAGGGAAGTTAAAAATGGGGTACTTACTTATACTCCACAGTCAATTATGGACTTTGTCTTTAAAGACAATCCATATAACTTTACTTGGGAAGTTGTTGGAGATTTTCAAGGACAACAAATAGAAAATTTAGGAAATATGAGCGGTCGAGATACTTTGTCTAAGATTGTTGAAATATGGCCAGATGCAATTGTTTTCCCAAACAATAAGCACATTGTAATTTATCAACATGACAAATTTGTACAATCACACGGTAATCGTTTGGGACATATGTATAATTCATCTGAAGTTAAGTTAACTTACGATGTTAGTGCAGTGACTAACCAAGTTTATTGCATTGGTAAAGCTAAAGATAAGCCTGATGGTGCCGATGATAACACTCCAACTGAATATTATTTTCCACCATTTTTATATACAGATAACGCATCTGTTGAAAAATGGACACATGGAATACCAAGAGAAATTGCAACAATTAGTGATGATCGTTTCACTGATGTGGAAGCGATGAAACGTTATGTAATTACTCAATTAGTTACTGATCCACCGTTAACAATTGAAATTACAACTACTTTTAATCAATCTCCTATTCCTGGTGATAAAGTTCATTTGGATATTCACGAAAATGGACTATCTACAGATGTTGAAGTAGTTTCCTATACGTGGTACCCATGGGATAAAAACACACCAAATCAAGTTACTTTAAATAGTGTGGCAAAGACTATTTTTGATTACAACAACAGCATTAGAAATAAATTGTATGCTGATTTAGCTAAGCGAAATCAATTAATTAGTGATAGTTTAGCTGCCAAAATTAAAGACCAAAATGTTTCCGTTGACCCAAGCAAGAAAAAAGGTGACGAATCAACCCTTGACTGGCAACCAGGTAATCTATTCGTTGATACATCAAGTAACAATGGTGATATTAGTGTTAACCAGTTCAAAGATTACTTAAATCAAGGCGTTAAAGGCATTATCTGTAAGCTTACCGAAGGAACTGGATACACTAATCCATTGTTTGGAAGCCACAAAGAAAACGCAATTAATGCTGGGCTGAAGTTTATTGGTACTTATCATCTGTTCCATGGTGATCCAGTTAATGAAGCTAACTATTTCTTGAAAAATCTACAAGCTAATAATGTTGATAAAAATGTTCTGGTAATTGCTGACATTGAAAATACTAGCAATAGCACATTAACTACTAATAAAGCAGAGTTAACTAATCAACTGAAGCAATTCTATGATGTTTTGATCGCAGCTGGCTACACGAATACTTGTGACTATGCTTCTTCGAGTTGGTTTACTAGTAGCTTTGATAGCCAAGGTAAATACAGGTGGATAGCTAATTATAGTAATGCTAAACCCGCTAATGCTGACGCATGGCAATTTACTGACAGTTGGAATGGAAATAAAATTGATGCTAGTTATTCTTACAATGAAATTTTTGTTTAAAAGGAGGAAATAAATGGCAAATTATGATTACTCACACATTAAAGAATCAGATCCAAATGACTTGTCGATGGTCGATGGATTAATTTTAGAATTTGCTAAATGGGTTCGTACTAAAGGCTATGGTCTTGATGTTCGTGAAGGAATTGCACGATTTGGCGAAAGAATTGGCGTAATTTTGAACGAATATTCCGCTGAAGTGAACTTAACCAAAAACCAAATGGAAACATTAAGCAATGAATTAAATCAAACCATCAGCGGACTAACTCAAGATTCTGAAGTTAAGAATGCCAGAATGAGTTTAGACGGGATTATATTTACCACATTAAAAGAACGGTTAGACAATTTGGAAGAGAATGCTGGGACTGTTGGTAATGTAGTTGGATCTGTTGATTTAGATGGTAGTTCATTGTTTATTGAAGGCTTAGATAGTCCAAATAGTCCCATTTCTATTGATGTTGAACATAATGTTGAAGATGATGAAATTCCGTTTGGAATTGAAACAATTGATGTCAAAAATATTGGAATTGAAAAAGTTGGGAGTGATTAAAAATGAGTCTTTTTGATATAAGCCCATGGATAGTTAAGAAAAAAGATGGAACAAAAAAGCAAGTTTTTCCACAAACCTCTATTAAAGGAGTAATTGGTTTAGAAAAAGAGTTAACATCCATCAAAGCAGTTGTTGAAAACTTAACTGGGAAAAAATTTGATAAAAATTATCAAAATAATTTCTTAACCAAAAAAGATTTAGAAGATTATGTGACTACCAATCAATTAACTCAATCAACAACTAATTCAAAAGCTTATGCAGATTCAATTGTTGCAACGTTAAAAGAAAGTTTACCAACTTTTAATCAACAACTCCTAGATACTGATGACCTTAATAACTTTAAAAAGAACGGTACTTATTATCGTAAGTATAGTGATACTATTCTTAAAAATGCACCAACAAATGATACTGATAGTAAAGTAGGAACATTAATAGTTCTCAATAGCGGTAACGGACAAACTGATATTACTCAAATCTTTATCACAACGGTTGATAACTCGAAAGTTTATATAAGAGGTCTTAGTGGAGTCCCCGCTACTTGGTCAGAATGGAGAATTTTGAGCGACCCAAAGGAATTGAGCAAGTAAAATAAAGGAGAAAATAAATGGCAATTGATTATGTAACTGCAAGAAATACGGATACGGGAAATGCACTTTACTTTAGAACTGCATGGAAGATGATTGACGATACACCAAACTTTGTAACTAGCGATGATTTGAATGGCGCAACATCAAGCTGGAGCGGAGTTACTACTAACATTCAGTTGGGACCGGGTTCTTCAATTAAGTGGCGGATTCAAAATAACATTCTTTACATCGTCGGAGGCGGTACTTTAGCCGAAGATCCAAAAAACGATATCTTTTTTACAATTCCAGGAATTGCTGGGAGAGTTGCTGAAACCATTCTTTATGCTTGGAATGCTACCGATAGTACATGGAACCGTTTATTGTCATTAGGAACTGATGGAAATGTTACCCAATGGAATTGCGTCAACAAAATGGTCTTTTCAATTAACGCAGCTATTCCACTAGATGGAGAATAGGAGGATACAAATGGAACTGTATATTTACGTACAAGAAGATGGAAGTATTGCTGGATTTTCAAGATTCCAGCCATCAGGTTATAATTTTCCAAAATTAGAAATTAGCGATGAAGATATTGAAAACTTCAGAGCTAATTTTTTTGACTACAAATATTTAAACGGAGAGTTAGTTAAGCCGCAAGAACAGGCATCTAAAGACGATGATGGGGAACTACAAAAACAACTTGCTATGCAGCAACAAATATCCGCTAAAACAATTCAAGCGGTTGCGATGTATGGAGCTTCAATTAATGAGTTACAAGCTCAAATGCAAGAAATTAAAAAAAGCAATGATCAGTCAACTTCTAGTTCACAAAGTCCAATTGACAGTAATCCATTAACTAGTCAATCACAATCTCAATCAGTTTCAGAAAGTGTTTCTACTTCTGAAAGCAATTCAAATACTGAAAGTGGGGTAACTAAATAATGCAATTTCCTACGTACGACATCATTAAGTATTACCACGATTTAGGCATTAACCAAGATTATTACTGGTACTTAAATAATGGCAATCTAACGCAAGAGCAATATAACGAATTAACATCACCGATAACAACAACTAATAATTAGCTGTTGTTTTTATTTTGGAAAGAAAGGAGAGCGATGAAATGACATTTGCTGGCTTCAGTATTGAAGACTGGGGAGCGTTAGTAGCTCTTATAGCAGTTATTGCTGGTGGAATTCTAACGATGTTCCGCTACATCATCTTAAAGCCACTTAACGACGCAATCAAAGACTTGGGACATAAGATTTCAAGTTTAGGCGAACGCGCAAGACATGATTCACGTGAGAATGCTCAAGAAATTGACGGTTTGGGTGCTCGTCTTACTGATCAAGATAAACGATTAACTTCATTAGAAGTTTGGAAGGATACGCGTGAAAAATATGTTAAAAGCAATTAAAAATTTTTTGAAAAAGACAGCTTTAATCAATGAAGATGGAAAAGTTAACGGCGGACTAGTTGTTAGTGTTTCTATGCTAGCAATCGTTCTAATTCAACAAGTTCTAGCCATTTTCAACGTTAATATTTCAGTACATTCTGACCAACTTATGGGAGTAATTAATACTCTGTTAACAATTGGAGCGATGCTAGGTCTTGTATATGATTTCAATTCTGATAACAAATAAGGAGATAACTAATTAAATGGACGCTAAAAAAGCACTCAAAGATAGTTTTCTGCCGTTAGCAATTGTTGCTGGAATGGTTGGAGTTGGTTTAGCAATTAATCAACCAGTGCATGCTGCTAAAGGAGATCTGGGAACTGACGTCGCTAAGTACCAACCGCAATTAACTAATAATTCTGGCGATGATAAGTTTTCATTTGCTCAAGTAGGCGGTTCTGTTCATGGTTGGACATACGAGCAAGCTCCTTATAGCAATCAGATTTATCAAGGTCAAGCAATGAATTATCACATGCATAATTACATTTGGCTTGAAACTGGAGCTAATCAAACTCAAACTAAAGCAGCACTTGATCACTTTTTAAGTGAAATTAAAACTCCATATGGTTCAATTGTGGCTATTGATTACGAAGCTGGTGCAACTGGAGATAAGGAAGCTAACACTGCTAACGTCATCTATGCTATGCAGTTGGTTAAACAAGCAGGATTTACTCCTATGCTTTATTCTTATAAACCATACCTTCAAGCTCACATCAATGTAGATGAGGTTCTTAAAGAATTTCCTAACTCACTTTGGATTGCTGGGTATCAACGTTCGGGTAATCAGCCAGATTATAATTGCTTCCCTAGCATGAACGGTGTAGCAATGTGGCAATTCAATGATAGCCCACGAGACTTAGATGTTGATTTAACTGGCATTACTGATAATGGATATACCAAAAACACCAATGACAATCCAGCAAATGAACCAATTGCTGAACCACAACCAGTTAAAACTGATAATAAACCAGTTGCTAACAAATGGAATCCAATAACATACACAGTTCAAAGCGGAGATACCTTAACCAGTATTAGTCGTAAAACTGGTGATAAAGATTGGACCATCGTATTAAACAATCCTAATGTTTTTGGTGGTAATCTAAACCACACCATTTATCCTGGTCAGAAGTTACTAGTTAATAACAACCATGTATCTAATAAGCTGAAGCAGTATAATTACGTAATTAAGTCTGGTGATACTTTGAGTGGAATTAGTTCTAAACTAGGTGACCGAATGGCTACCATAATTGCTAACAATACATCTGTGTTCAAACATGGAATGAACACTCGTATTTATCCTGGTCAAGTTATTCATTATTATCGTTAATACAAATTAAGCCTCACTATCTAATTAAAGATAGTGGGGCTTTTTGTTTTGCATTTTTTATTGTTATAAATATTTATGTTCTCCGGTTGCTTCTTCACGTACATCAATCGTGCAATTTTCTTTTTTAACGATGAAATCTTTGGTATCTGTTACAATTACATAAAAGTCCTTAAAATCTTTTATAATCATTTTCTCACCTCCATATATAGATATATACGTAAAAATTCCCAT